ATATCACTCTCCTTTGATGCGAATGCCTGTTGCAATGCTGTTTATGATGCTGTCAGTGCATGGGGTAGAAAGCTGGGCATCTCCAGCAATTTTCATGACCTCAACATCTGCATATCGAATACCGAGGTGTATCAGACCGGCTATGCCTGACTTAAGCCGAGCATTTTCCATAAATAGAACTTTTGCCCGCTGTTTTTCTGCTTCAAGCTCAACGCGCAGCTTCCCTACCGTTAGCGCAATATCCTCGTTCTCCTGATCGCGGCTTTTGATGTATTGCAGGTTTCTTTCCCGTTCATCCAGCAGTGCCAGCACGGTAGCCGGGTTAGCCTCTGCTATGAATTCAGCGTTTGCATAAGCCTGAGCATCTGTTTCAACCAGGCAGTTAACGTGACATTCTGCAATTACGCCACCGGGTTCTCCTTTCCATTTTTGACAAACAAAAACTCCTGTTAAATTGCCGTGCTGGTTAACAGATGTATGCCCTACGATGTAGCTTCCTTTAGTTGCTTTCTCTGCCTTTTCACGCAGTACCTGATAGTTAATGTTGCTCACTGGTTGCCTCCTTTACGGATCTGCGCTGTGATGCACGAAAAAAAAGACTTTCGCGTATGACTGTTAAGAGCTGGCGCGAACGCCGCGTTAAGAACGGCGGCATCACAGCCGTCATCGATATAGAGCGCAATTTTTTTCTCCAGGCGTGCTTTGGCTTCCTGCAACTGCATATCCCGGCACGCACGCGGGATATACTCAGCAATTTGAGCGATAGATTTTTCGTTCTGTTTAAACATGCTTCACCTCGATAGGCTTGATGGTATCGATCAGCAGTCGGCGGCGAGTATTTTCTGCAAAGTGGCGGCGTCCGGTTTCTTTGTGGTAAAACTCGTTTTTTCCGACGACCCACATCCGCTTTGTCTGGTGCAGTTTTTTTACCTGCGGACCGTCTCGGGTGATAACAATTCCTGTATGAGTTTTTATCACGCTCATTTTTTATTCTTCGGTGCTTTCGGCATTACTGCCCAGTGAGTGATATTGACGTTTTCAAGGTCCCCGACCTGAAATGTCCACAGCCATTCTCCGGTTTCTTTTTGTCCCCAGGTGTACCAGAGAGAACGCCAGCCAATTAGCCAGCCTTCTCCGTTAGCATCAAATAACAGAACACTTTCATTTGCTGGCGGCAGTTCAGCTGACACTGGTATTATTTTGTTTTCCAGTGCCGCACATTTAGCTTCAAGCGCATCGAATTTACGTACCAGGTACTCAGCATTTGTTTCATTCACTTTCAGATCTCGTGGTACACATTTCCCGCGAAGAAACCCTTCCATTTCGAAAACATTCATGCGCATTTGCGTAACTCCGATAACTCGTTAAAACGTTCCATAAACATCCCGTAGGCATGGCCTGGTGACAGTGGAATAACTTTGAACATTTCTGTTGCCGGGATACCTTCCAGTACTGGCCAGAAAGAGCCATCATCAAGCCCGAGATCGCGGCGTTCGGTTGCCAGCATGATGAGATCGGCATATTTCACAGGCGTGCTCATAACCGGGGGTAACCCGTATTTCTCACGGATTACGGCGTCTATTTTTTCTTCCATCCGTTTATAGTCAGGAAGAAGGCGTTTCAGTGGAGCGGGAATATCCTGGCAATACGCTTCTGTTGCATCATGCATTAACGCTTCAAAAGCAAATTCCTGCGGCACCAGCTGGCTGCAAAGCACCGCATGTTGGGCGACACTGTAGAAGTGAGAAAGATGACCGGCAAAGCGGCAGATATTTGAAAGGGAAACCGCGATATCGTTAATCACGATGTCGTCTTTATTTATCTTGTCATAATAAAAATGCTTCCCGGAAAAAGTTTTAATAAATGACATTTTGTTCTCCACGTTATATGCGCTGCACCGCTCTGAATTTTGATTGCAGCAATCCAGCCCATTTAACATGGGATGATTGCTGCAATTTTTTTAAGTTGTTGGATTTTGGCTTTTATCTTCTTTGTAAGAAAGAAGGTCACACATCAAATTAACTACCTTGCTGAATTGGAAAAGGTCAGCGCCAGTCTGATGACGCCACTGGAATGCTTTATCATCTTCATCATTAAATGTCTGAGATTGAGTATTGATGCGCGAAAAATGGAAATTTTCGGTAAGAATGAAGGTCACACCGCAACCGGATAACTCCATTTTATCAGCAGTGAAACTACTACTAAGGCTATCGGCCAGTTCGCTTTGAATTGACTCATGCTCAGCTGAGTAGCGAATAATTTCCTTTTGATCTGCGTAGCGTGATAGCTGAATATAATTTCCGACAGTGAATCCTTCAAATGCATTGGCTGCACCATTGATGTAGTTATTCAGGCGTGTAGTCAGTCCATTCTTGATATCACTGATGTTGATTGTTTCTGTTTTCACTGAACCGACAACCTTAATCAGCATTGCGCATACCATACCGGCTATTATTTTATTGGTTGTGTTGATTACCAATAATTTCTCATCAGTGCTGTACAATGCAAGAATCAGAGTAGACTTAACAAATGCCTGTTTGCATAGATCTACTCGTACGTTATCAATAATGGCCAGTCGTTCGGCACGCTTTAATTTATTCCCGGACATATTTTCGATTGTTTGGATTCGAGAATTAGCTTCTTTCATGACGACATGTCGGGGAATTATTTTCTGATCATGACGGATTACCATTGCGTACCCACCAGATATCGGAGTTACCAGTTCACCAGTGACAGGATTCTCTACAAAAGAGGACCGTGAAAATTCTGTTTCCCCGATTTCAGAATAAGGGAGTTCGAGAAGATGACCTTCAATAGCCTGTATACTAGGTAATGTTGCTCGGTACACAATTGCGTTACGAAATTTTGGTAATTTCATTCTATTTTCCTCTGCACAATGTATTAGTTTCTCCACAAAACAGAGAAGAACACCTGCGGTGGCAGCCGCCCGGATGGATTGGGTTATGAGCCCGTCGTCCGGTGATGCTCTTCTCTGTTTTGTAAAAAGAGCGGTACCAGCCGGAAGCAAGTGTACAAACTGGTACCGCCAAAGCAGTGGCTGTTGTGGTGACCGGTGCTGATCTCCGGCTTGCGGTTATTTCAGACTCTCACGGGCGTTTAATTGCCCCGCCGAACAGCTCTTTTCCGCAATAGCTGCAATGTCTTTCGCGCATCAGCCTGCGCATTCACCACAACGCTGAGAGCACTTAGCCAGTTACGGCACCACACTTTGTCGCGGCTCCATAAATGCTCTCATCGTTGCGTCCTGGTCTCTTCCCAGGCGTCAAACCGAATCGCCACGCTGGTTAGGCGTCTTATCAGCATCCTCATTGACTTGCACATTCCGGCTACCTGGTTTGTTTGCCCGAGCAAGGAGTGGATTGTCCCCTTTAACGTCCCCAGACCGCTAACGACGCATGTGCCATACGCCGTGTTACAACCAAATTTTGTTAGTACCTTGTTTGTAGGTCTGGAAAGAAAGATAAAATGAAGTTGCGCATTATGCAAGTGTTTTTATTGCGAGATATGCAATTTGGTGGGTAATGAAAAGCCACCTTCTGGTGGCTAATTGATGTTGAGGTAGGGGGTTAATTGTGTCGCTTAAGGGTTTGTGACTGACTGATTAAGACCTTTCCAAAGACCATAAACCGATGTTCGTTTTCGCTGGTAATTCCCCATTCGCGGTAAATCTGATTATCAGAAATTACCAGCAGTTTATCAGGTATCATTTGCAGTCGTTTGACGTAAATTTTATCATCAAAACCAAATACATATATACCATCCCCATCAAACTGATTGATACTGATATCAACGAAGATGAGATCTCCTGGCTCAATGGTTGGACACATACTGTCCCCACGAACGTTGATAACTTTAATGTGATTTGCTGGTCGTCCACCAAACATCGATACAGCATTATCAGTTCTGTATTCAATGGCATGAATCACATCAATGACATCACCGCCCTGGATAAGGCCATTTCCCGCACTGGCACTGACATCCAGCATTTCAATACGGAATACATCCTTCACCTGCGCAACATCCTCACTAATACTGTTTTTACATACAGTATTACTTTTGAGGTCTGAGGTAAAGAGATCAGCAATATCAACACCTAAGCTCCTGGCAATATTACTCAGGGCTTGTTCAGTGAATTGTTTCTGCTTACCTGTTTCGAGGCGCGAGATATTCGCCGCATCCACTCCTATTGCTTCAGCGAGATCGGCGATTTTCATGTTCTTCGCCTGGCGAAGTTGTCTGACTCGATTTCCTATGTTCATGCGTTTATTACATTTCTTTATTGCGCGTTAAGCAAATCAACTTGCGCAAAATATTTGCGTGAAATAATATGCTCATCACGCAATATGTGGAGGTTATATGCAATCACCATTACGGAATGTGCGTAAGGCGCACGGATTTACTTTGCAGCATGTTGCTGCGGGCGTTCAGGTCAATCCAGCGACGCTGAGTCGTATTGAAAGACTGGAACAAATTCCATCTATCGACCTTGCAGAACGTCTGGCCAATTTTTTTAAGGGTGAAATCAGCGAAATGCAGATTCTTTATCCGGCACGTTTTCACTCTAGCCAAAACCAGAATGGGTTTAAACCACAGGAACAGGAGGTAAGCCGTGGGTAAGCATCATTGGAAAGTGGAAAAACAACCTGAGTGGTACGTGAAAGCTGTCAGAAAAACTATCGCGGCATTGCCTGGGGGTTACGCTGAAGCTGCTGACTGGCTGGATGTAACAGAGAACGCTTTATTCAACCGCCTTCGTGCAGATGGCGATCAGATTTTCCCGCTGGGATGGGCAATGGTTTTACAGCGCGCGGCTGGCACTCACTACATTGCGGATGCTGTCGCACAATCTGCTGGTGGGGTGTTCGTATCGCTTCCTGAAATTGAGGAAGTAGAGAACGCCGATATAAACCAGCGCCTGCTGGAAGTCATCGAACAGATCGGGAATTACTCAAGGCAGATTCGTTCGGCAATCGAAGATGGGGTCGTGGAGCCACACGAGCAGACAGCAATTAATGATGAGTTGTATCTGTCAATTTCGAAGCTCCAGGAGCATGCAGCACTGGTCTACAAAATCTTTTGCGCTCCAGAAAAGAGTGACGCCCGCGAGTGTGCAGCTCCGGGCGTCGTGGCGTCGATTGCTTCTGGTTGTGGAGAAACTAACGCATGAACAGTTTAACGGCAAATAACCGTTTGTCGCAACAGCTGGTGGTCAGCGTCGCTGAACACCTGTTGTTACGGCATGAATGCAGATTACCAAATCACCTGGCTGTAAGTAACCACAGAGAACTTTACCTGACTGTGGGGGGCGAGTTGTGCAGGAACTTAACCGCTGGTTTCGTGACGGAAGTGGGCTTTATGTCCATGTTATTCGTTGGGAGCCAGAAACACAGCGCGTTATCTATCTTCGCAAAGACTACCCGCATGAGTGCTTTAGTCCTTTGTGGAAATTCAGGCGTGATTTTGTTGAGTGTGAAGGACCACCAGCATATTGATTCTGCAATTCCGGGACGTTACACTGTTCAGGCACCTTATAAAGCGGGTGCCGGGCGTGGAAACCCGAAATTCAATATAGAGCACAACCGCGCTCATGCGGTTTTTTCGTGTCATGAGCATCGTTACGCCCAAATTATGGTGGGGCGTGCAGGGCCAACTTCGGTTGGGCCGGGTTCTATGTTGACCGGTATTTCCACCCCTGTACGTCTCACCACCTATATGGTCGTGGAAAGCCTTGGTGGTGAGTTCATTGAATTCAACATAGGGGCTGTCACCATGACTACTCTCCCAACCCAATCTCACCCTGAAATCACGATTATCAATGGTCGCGTTGTCACCACATCTCTTGCAGTAGCTAATTACTTTACTAAACGGCATGAGCGGGTTTTAGATAGAATTAGAAACCTCGAATGTTCCGCTGAATTTACTGAACACAATTTTGTGTTAAGTGAATACACCGACGCATCAGGCCGCAAACTCCCTTGTTACCAAATCACCCGCGACGGTTTTGCGTTTCTTGCCATGGGCTTCACGGGTAAACGTGCTGCCCGGTTCAAAGAGGCATACATCAATGCCTTTAACCAGATGGAGAAACAGCTTTCAAATCCCTCTGTACTGAGCGACGTTGCATATAACGCCAGCGTTCTCTATTCCTACATTTCATCAATTCATCAGGTCTGGCTGCAGCAGCTTTATCCCATGTTGGCAAAAGCCGAATCCCCGCTGGCTGTAAGTCTGTATGACCGCATCAACGACGCGGCGCTACTGGCCAGTCTCATAAATTTGTCGCTGAACCCTTCAGAGGTAAGGGGGCGCAAATGATCCGGAATATTTTCAAACGGTTTACCAATCATACTTTCCGTTGTCCTCGTCCGGGTCAGTGGTACACCACGCCTGCAGGGCATGTTCTACGTGTTAGCCTGGTTGACCGTGAATGTCAGAAGGTGATTTGTGAACCGCTGGGCCGTAATTACCGCGTCAGTATGCCGCTTATAGCCTTTCGCTCCGGAAAAAACATGAAGCATCTCGGAGGTGCTGCATGAGTATGGAGTTGATGGTTAAAGCGATGAAAATTCGAGTGGGAAATCCATTGCGAAAACTGGTTCTGATTAAGCTGGCTGATAATGCCAGCGATCAGGGTGAGTGCTGGCCCAGCTACCAGCATATTGCTGACCAGTGCGAGATTAGCAAACGTTCTGTGATGAATCATATTGCGGCCCTTTGTGAGTCCGGGCTGGTAAAAAAAGTCACCCGGAAAGGTGAAAAAGGTAACTCAAGTAATATCTATCTCCTTCATCTTGATGGTGCAGGAGATTCACTAGGGGGTAGTGCAAATAATTCACTATCTGGTGCAGCAAATTCACCAGGTAGTGCAGGAGTTGCACCAGGGGGTAGTGCAGGAGATTCACCCAGAACCAGTCACTCTTTTGAACCAGTCAAAGAACCAGTCAATGAACCAATAGCTGTTGGTGCATCTGCTGATGAGTCTGTGCGAGTTCGTTCAAACCGACCGGAATACTCTCCGGAGTTTGAGCAGGCATGGCTGGCCTATCCCAAACGTGCTGGTGGCAATTCAAAATCTGCAGCCTTCAAAGCCTGGAAAGCCCGTTTGAATGAGGGGGTAAACCCCGAAACCATGCTGGAAGGTGTGAAACGCTACGCGGGCTGGGTATCTGCGATGGGCAATAGCGGCACACAATTTGTGAAACAGGCTGTCACGTTCTTTGGTCCGGATCGTCATTTCGAAGAATCCTGGGAAGTTCCTGCGGTATCTGCAGCCAGACGCGAGGACCCGTACTTCAAAGCCAGTTACGACAACGTGGACTACAGCCAGATCCCGACAGGATTCAGGGGGTGATCATGAGTCTGATGAACGATGTACAGAAATTCATTGAAGCCCATCCGGGGTGTACTTCAGGTGACATTGCGGATGCTTTTGCTGGTTACTCACGACAGTGCGTTCTGCAGTCAGCAAGCAAGTTACGTCAGAGTGGCCGTGTGGCTCACTGTTGTGAAGGGAAAACACGCAGACATTTCCCACACCAGGCTGAGATATCGCAGGAGGAGAAACTGCAACCTGTTCTTGAAACCATACCTGTGCGCAATTTCTATGTCGGCACTAACGATCCCCGGGTGATTTTGTGCCTGACCCGCCAGGCGGAAGAACTGGAGTCCAGGGGCTTATACCGTCGTGCTGCAACCGTGTGGATGGCGGCATTCCGTGAAAGCCACTCCCAGCCAGAACGAAACAATTTTCTGGCGCGTCGTGAGCGGTGCTTACGGAAAAGCAGAAAGCGCGCTGTAGCGGGTGATGAGTGGTATCTGTCAGGGAATTACGTGGGGGCTTAATGAGTAATAAATATTGCCAGGCGCTGGTGGAACTACGGAACAAACCAGCCCATGAACTGAAGGAAGTGGGCGATCAGTGGCGCACGCCGGACAACATTTTCTGGGGAATTAACACCCTGTTTGGCCCGTTTGTTCTGGATCTGTTTACTGACGGTGATAACGCCAAATGTGCCGCGTATTACACGGCGGAAGACAACGCGCTGGCACATGACTGGTCAGAACGTCTTGCGGAGCTTAAAGGTGCTGCCTTTGGTAATCCCCCGTACAGCCGCGCCAGTCAGCATGAGGGACAATACATCACCGGCATGCGTTACATCATGAAGCATGCCAGTGCCATGCGTGATAAAGGCGGGCGCTATGTTTTCCTGATCAAAGCGGCCACCAGCGAAGTGTGGTGGCCGGAAGATGCAGATCATATTGCTTTTATTCGCGGGCGTATTGGTTTTGAACTGCCAGCCTGGTTTATCCCGAAAGACGAAAAGCAGGTGCCAACAGGTGCTTTCTTCGCTGGTGCTATTGCTGTTTTCGACAAGACCTGGAAGGGAGCGGCAATCAGCTACATCGGGCGCGATGAACTTGAGGCATGTGGTGAGGCATTTCTGGCGCAGGTTCGCCAGCAGGCGGAAAAACTGGTCAGGGAGATGGCGGCATGACGACATTAACTCAATGCCAGCAGCAGGTGCTGGATATGCTGATTTCTTATCAGAAAGAACGTGGCTTCCCGCCAACCAATCAGGAGGTGGCAACCATGCTGGGATACCGTTCGGTGAATGCAGCGGTGGAGCATCTTCGCGCACTGGAGAAAAAAGGTGTCATCACGATAAAGCGTGGCGTGGCCCGGGGTATCACTCTTCATACCGCGGTGAAGGACGACGACAGCGAGGCGGTCGGGATTATCCGCGCCCTGCTTGCCGGTGAGGCAAACGCCAGGCTGCGTGCAGCCCACTGGTTACATGAGAGGGGCCTGAAAGTATGAAGCTAATACTGCCTTTTCCGCCCAGCGTGAACACGTACTGGCGACACCCCAACAAAGGGGCGTTTGCTGGTAAGAGCCTGATAAGCGCGGCGGGGCGAAAATTCCAGAGCGCGGCGTGTGCAGCAATAGTTGAGCAGTTACGTCGTCTGCCGAAACCAACGTCGGCACCTGCTTCAGTGGAGATCGTGTTGTTTCCTCCGGATAACCGGATCCGCGATCTGGACAACTATAACAAGGCGCTGTTTGACGCCCTGACCCACGCGGGTGTGTGGGAAGACGACAGCCAGGTGAAAAGAATGCTGGTGGAGTGGGGACCGGTTATCCCGGAAGGGAAGGTCGAGATCACTATCAGTAAGTACGAAAAAGCGAGTTGCAAATTAGCAACTCGGTAACGGAATTGAGCAACACCCTAAATTTGGGTATTACCTCGTTAAAGATACTGTATTTATGAACAGTGTATCCTTGATAACTATTAAAAATCGCAGTAAGTTCATCCTGCATCAACGAAAAGGGAGTGCAGTCCCGCTCGTGGATAAAAATTTGTGGAGAAACCAATGAATCAGTTGCTTGTAATTGATGGCGTTTCTGTGCGCCAGTACTTCGAATCTAACTACTGTCTTAACGACCTTCAGAAAGCTGCTCTTCTTGCCGCTGGTGAGAATCGCTCCTCCCGTTCGCTGGAAGTTCACGAGTTTATGCGTCGTCCTGAAACGAAGGCTCTTGTGGAATTATTGGAAGAAGAAACTACGGGAGATTCCCGTAGTATTCCTGTCATCACCATTCAGGGGCGCAATGGTGGGACGTATGTCTGTAAAGAGCTGGTCTATGCATATGCAATGTGGATCAGCCCGGCATTCAGCTTAAAAGTGATACGTACTTTTGATGCGCTTCATAATTCATCACCAGAAGAAACCACATCCGACAAAATTAAATCCGGGGTCATTCTGCTTGAATCAGCAGCAAAGACTCTAAATCTGTCAAACTCCTCGAAACTTGGTGCATACCAGAAATTATCAAAGGTAGCTGGTCTTCCTGAACTTATGCCGATCTATGCCATTGATGCACCTGCTGATGCGCCAGATGGTTCAAGCCGCCCTACGCTGTCGCTGAGTGCACTGCTGAAGCAGTATGGTATCCGCCTGACGGCTAATCAGGCATATCACCAGATGGTGAAACTGGGGATCGTCGAGCAGCGCGAACGATACAGCCGTACCGCGATTAACAACATCAAAAAATTCTGGTCGCTGACAGCGAAAGGCTGCATGTTCGGCAAGAACATCACCAGTCCTGCAAATCCGCGCGAGACGCAGCCGCATTTCTTCGAATCCCGATTCCCTGAGCTGTTAAAGCTGCTCGATACCGTTCACTGATGGGAGGCGTGGAGCATGAGAATTACACCACCCCATCTGCAGCCAGTTTTATCCAGGGTTAAACGTTTTGTTGAACGAATGCCGGAAGGCGCAACACTGACCCAGATATCACAGAAAGTGCAGGCGTACAGTCTACTGAATAAAAGGGATAAGGAGATACTCATTGGCATTATCCGCGACAGTGGACTTCTGGTCGTTGCGAATGATGGAAGAACTACAACGTTACATCATCCTAAATTTGGACATCAGGCAGTAAATAGTGAAATACCAGTAAAAACAGAGGAACCCGTTGTGATTAAAAAGACCGTTACTCCGGATGAATTACGCAGGCATGCTGAGGAGCTGATCAGGGCTGCGGAAGAAGCAGAGAAGAAATTTAATGATCGTGCGGAAATTAAAAAGCAACTGGATCCTCTGAAACTGGAAATCCTCCAGGCGTATGGAATGGCAAGTCGTAAATTTGATGAGTTTGTTGATGCTATGGCGGATATGGGGAAAGCGGTACAGAAACTGAAACAGATTGTGCTGTGAGGTTCTACGTTGAGAGCACTACTGACCCCTGAAATTGCCCCGCGTATGGGGATCGTATTGTTCAGGCCAGGTTCAGAGCTGATGCCCCTGTTTATGCAGGGGCGTGTCCTGCTGGAGCCTGAGCCGGAGCGTTATTCATCTTTCGCCAGTGGTGCCGTTCCGGCGGCATCACAACCGCTGGCGGATGATCCTGCCGTTCGGGCCGTGTTCCGCAATGAGGCGGTGATCCGTCGTGCTGGTGGCGTGGAATGCCTTGAGAGCTGGTTACTTCGTGAAAAGGGCTGTCAGTGGCCTCATTCCGACTGGCACAGCGAGAACATGACCACAATGCGGCACGCGCCAGGCGCAATCCGTCTGTGCTGGCACTGTGACAATCTCCTCCGTGACCAGTTCACGGAACGGCTGGAATCAATGGCAACGGATAACTGTGCCCGCTGGGTGTTGTCTGTTGTGCGCCGTGATCTTGGTTTTGATGACAGTCACGTTGTGACAATGCCGGAACTGTGCTGGTGGCTGGTTCGTAATGACCTGGCGGATGCCTTACCGGAAAGTGCAGCCCGTAAGGTACTGAGATTACCGAAGACGGTTGTGCCGTCTGTCACCCGGGAAAGTGACCTTGTGCCTTCGGTTCCCGCCACCAGTATTATCCGGGATAAAGCGAAAAAGGTGCTGGCGCTGAAAGTGGATCCGGAGTCGCCGGAGTCTTTTATGTTACGCCCAAAACGTCGCCGCTGGGTTAATGAAAAGTACACGCGCTGGGTTAAGACGCAGCCGTGCGCATGTTGTGGAAAACCTGCTGATGATCCCCACCACCTGATAGGTCACGGTCAGGGCGGAATGGGTACAAAAGCGCATGACCTCTTTGTGTTGCCTTTGTGCAGAAAGCATCACGACGAGCTGCATGCGGATACCGTGGCATTTGAAGAGAAGTATGGCTCCCAGCTGGAGCTGATATTTCGTTTTATCGATCGCGCGCTGGCGATTGGTGTGCTGTCCTGATTTTGTGGAGAAAGTTGATGCGTGATATTCAGATGGTTCTCGAACGCTGGGGGGCATGGGCGGCAAGTGGTAACGCCGGGGTGGACTATTCTCCGATAGCTGCTGGATTTAAAGGCCTTTTACCATCCACCGCTAAACCTCGCCCGGCCTGCAGCGATGATGACGGCCTTATCATCGAAAACTGCCTTACGCGCCTGAAGAAGAAAAAACCGGACGAGTATTCGCTGCTGGTAGCTCATTATCTGCTGCGCATATCAAAAAGGCAGATTGCCAGAACAAGAAAGAAGAGCGAAAAGGCAATACGAATTGAGATGCAGATTGCTGAAGGATTTATTGACGGATGTCTGTCGATGCTGGGTGTAAGGCTGGAGATGGACGACTGGCTGCCCAAAAAAGTAAAAAATGATTAGCGCGGTCCGCAAAAAGTATGTCAGTATGTTAAGAGTGGTTACTTCGCCACACAGCTTAAACCCGCCGCGAGCGGGTTTTTTTATGGCTGAAATCGGTCCTGTACAGTAAACGCGCTGGTGGCGGTGAATATATGTCTTTCAGCTTGCTGGCTTTTTTGACAAGAGTTATTGGTGTGCCACGTTAACCGGAAAAGGGAAAAAGACATGCTGAAACAGCAGGATATGACAGAAACAGCCAGAGCAGTGTTTAATGAATTAAGCGTCACCGAACCGGCGACAGTCGGGGAGATTGCGCAGAATACTTACCTTTCACGCGAACGCTGCCAGTTAATACTGACCCAGCTTGTTATGGCGGGTCTGGCAGACTATCAGTTCGGTTGTTACAGACGCCTTCAGTCCTGAAGGCTTTTTTATTTGTGGTAAATGGGCGGCTGGTGGGTGTGGTGGTTGTTGCTTTCCCGTTGCTGAAAAAGAAAGCATCAGGCGATTAGCAGGGTATCAGTTACCCGTTGAAATTTTTAAATACCTCACAATTCAGGCGGTTGACTGTTGTCTGGTTTGCGGGGAGTTTGTTAAAAGAAACTGGCATGGTGAATCCCCCTGTGCGGAGGGGCAATCAGCGACTGGTGTTTTGTCACCGACCCTTATCCTTTCTGTGCGGGTTCAGGTGCTGATACTGAACTCACCGGGAGGCACCCGGCATCATGCAATGGCACATAGCGCCACTCTCCAGCCCCTCTCCGGAGGGGCTTTTCTGTGCCGGATACATCACAGTTTCTGGAACCTTAGGTACTACAGTATCAGTCAGGGTGCTATATTTTCAGATGTGATGAAAGCCTGTCAGCAGGCAGGGCGTATCGGAAATGACCCAGTAGAGAAAACGTTGACTCAGATACCGGTGCTGAGTTACCGGGAAACCGGCATCACATGACCGCTATCCTTCCAGGCCCATCCGCTCCGGTGGGCCTTTTTACTGCAGAAAACAGGTTCCCCGTTAAATGCTATGTTGCTCACAATTCAGTAAGTTGACAGTTGCCTGTCAGACTGGGCATTTGTTAAAAAAATTTCGCATGGTGAATCCCCCTGAGCGGAGGGGCGACTGGTGACGGTATAATCTCTGATTATCAAAACGAGAATGACGCGGGTTTAGTGGCACCGGGCTGAACTCACCGGGAGGCACCCGGCACCATGTGCATGATGATACAGATACACGGCTTTAGCCCCTCTCCGGAGGGGCTTTCTTGTGGGCAAAAAAAAAGCCCGAGTGGGTTCGGGCAACAGCATGAGATATACATTTTTATAATCGAATGGATTTTAACCAGAATTCATAAGGCTGCGCAACTGCGCGGCCTTTTTCGTATTGCGGGCTGTAGTCTTCCTCCTGCCATTGTCCTGTAACTTCCGGACTTCAGCCCGTTCCCTCATCTGACTCACAACATTATCCCGACCGGGAGGATTCATGACATTTAAACACTATGACGTGGTCAGGGCGGCGTCGCCGTCAGACCTTGCGGAGCGACTGACTCAAAAACTGAAGGAGGGGTGGCAGCCATTTGGCAGTCCGGTGGCCATCACGCCCTATACCCTGATGCAGGCCATTGCGGCGGAAGGTGATGTCACCACACCTGTGGTGGTGAAGCCGTCGGATGGAGAAGGCACAGTTATCAGCACCACCAGCGAACCGGAGTATTACTTTGTTGTTGTTCTGGCGGGGCAGTCAAACTCAATGTCTTTTGGTGAAGGGCTGCCGCTGCCGGAGACATATGACCGTCCGGACCCGCGTATTAAACAGCTGGCGCGTCGCAGTACGGTGACGCCGGGTGGTGCCGCCTGTAAATATAACGACATCATTCCGGCAGACCACTGTCTGCATGATGTGCAGGATATGAGTAACCTGAATCATCCTCATGCAGACCTGAGTAAGGGACAGTACGGTTGTGTGGGGCATGCTCTGCATGTTGCCAAAAAGCTGCTGCCGTTTATGCCTGCGAATGCGGGTATCCTTCTTATTCCATGTGGCCGTGGCGATTCGGGATTTACTGCGGGGGCCGAGGGGGCGTTTAACGAAGCGTCGGGAGCGACCGCAGGCTCGTCCCTGTGGGGGGCGGATAAACCGCTGTATCATGACCTGGTCAGCAGAACCCGTGCGGCCCTGAAGAAAAATCCGAAGAACGTGCTGTTATCAGTGATCTGGATGCAGGGAGAAAAAGATGTCAGTTCGGGGAGACATGCAGAACACAATGCGCTTTTCCTTGCCATGGTAAATCAGTTCCGTACGGAACTGGCAGATGTGGCAGAGCAGTGTACTGGCGGGACAACGGCCAGCGTCCCGTGGATTTGCGGTGATACCACGTACTACTGGAAGGAAAGGTATGCAGCGCCGTATGAGGCGGTTTACGGTGGGTATAAAGGAAAAGCTGCGCAGAATATTCACTTTGTGCCGTTGATGACGGATGAGCATGGTGTGAATGTGCCGACAAACGAGCCGTCAGAAGATCCGGACATTATCCCGGCGGGATACTATGGCGCTGCGTCACGCACTGCCAGTAACTGGACGGCAGCCGATCGTAAAACGCACTTCAGTTCATGGGCGCGAAGAGGCCTTGTTTCAGATCGCCTGGCAGGTGCCATTTTGCAGTACGCCGGGCGGACATTATCGTTCCTTACCGGGCAGAGCGCACCGCAGTCGGGTGGTACAACGCCTGTCAGTCCGGGGACACCGGATGTTGAGAAACCGCAGGATGGCGGTGTTGCTGGTACTGGTCATGATGAGGCCGTGAGCAGTACCAGGACGGTGGCTGAATATGATGCGAACAGTGGAAATGGTGCATTGACAGAGCAGCAGTGGGGCGCTTCCGGCGGCAAAGGCACTGTGACTGATGACGGTGGACGGAAAGCGCTGCGACTGGAAAAACAGCCCGGTAAACTGACGTCCTGGAAAATGTTCCGTACTATTGCAGTGGAGGAGGCAAAAAATCTTCTCAGCAAGGGGGGGGAAATTGCCGTACGGTTCAAAATTCCGGATGGAAGCGAGCTGGTGAACGGACAGTTTGTCTTTGGTATCTACTGGCCGGTGTCGCAGTGGGCGTCAGGCGCGACAGCAAACAGTATGCTGGCATCATTCTTCCTTCAGACGGATACATCAAATCTTAATCTGATGCACCAGAAGGGCTCCTCGAATGCACAACTGGGTACATTTGGTACGTTTGACCATAACTGGCATACGGTTGTTTTCCGCTTTGCGGGAAATAACAGCGAAAGAGTTGTTCCGGTGATTGATGGTGCAGAGCAGACGGCATTTGACCTTGTGATGTGGACAAATGATGGCTTTACAGCAGATACGCTGACGCTGACAGATATCACGGGGACAAAAGCGACGTATCCGGTACTGCTTGATACGGTCACTGTCAACGTTAACGAAAGCCGGGCATCAGCATAACCGGCAAAAAAAAACCGCCAGCGGCAGGAATGGAAGCTGGCGGAGGTAATCCCAATGGAGAATGTAAAGAAAAGATGCTTTCGTACATTGGTTTTTTAAATGAAAACAGTTCTCATTGTCAACCATAACGGTAAGAAACTATGACATTTATTCATCAGGTGATGCTGTACTTCTGTACGGCGGTCTGTGTGCTGTATCTTCTTTCGGGTGGGTACAGGGCAGTGCGCGATTCCTGGCGCAGGCAGATTGATAAAAGGGCCGCAGAGAAAATCAGCGCCAGTCAGTCAGCCGGAGCAAAAACAGAAGCCCCACTCATTCCGGAACAACCTTCTTAATAACCCCTTTCAACGAGAAAATCCTATGTCAGAAATAAAATCGCTGGTCACTGCTGAGGCAGTGAAGGAAGTCCTGCGCTCTGAAGAAGTCAGAAGCGCACTGAAACAGCAACTTCGGCAGAACCTTGAGGCGCGTCTTGATGCAGAAGTG